ATGTTTTACAAGCGAAAACTTGTAACCTAAAATATTTAAATCAATTGCATATCCTTTGCTTAATTTTAAACTAATATCGTAAATACTTTTCATTTTTCATCATCCTTTTTATTTTTTAATATATTTAGCTTTATCATTGTTAAGAATCAATTTAACAAACTTTGGCGTTACACTTATTTCTTTAACGCCTTTTTTATATATCTTATATGCACAATGATTTACAATATAGTAAATATCATCGCATTCATCTATGTTATTGTCCCATTGCTTAAAATCATTTATAATGACGCCGCCAACGTTTTTTATACGTTGATAGCAATCACTTATATGCTGTTTGTACTCATTCATTTTTAAACCCTTTCTATTTCTATATTACCTTAATTTATTTTGTTAGTTTTTAAAATTAAACTAAACTCATTTCATATAACTCATCATATAACACACTTGCATTATATTCAAATATAGCCCATGCAAGATAATTTTTGTCTGCAATGCCTAATTCTGTAGCTATATAATAACGTTCTGTAAAAACTTCCTCTTCATATTCTTTTGTGTCTGCTTTATCTATTGATATATTGTTATCATATGCTACACGTTTTAAAGCCTCTTCATTCGTAAATCTCATAATATGTTCTACCATCTTCCTCTTGTATTTGGTAATTGTTTACAACAACTTGTGTGCTTTCTGTTTCGCCTTGTTTCATTTCAGTTTTAGCAAATTGTAATACGTCTCTCATTTTATCATCCTTTTTTATATTATTGTCTTGCTTGTCTATTATACTAAAGCATTGTGTTAACAATGTCAACACTATTTAATAAAAATATTTATATTATCTTGAATTGATACCAACCAATCAAGCAATGTAATTAATCCAGTACCACCAAACAACGTTATTAATGCGTCTGTTGTTTGTGTAGTTTTGTATCTTCTCTTTTTATATGTAAATCTTATCATTTTTAAACCCCCTTATCTGACATAAGCAAAATATAACTCACTTTGTTTTTTCTTTTCTTTGCTCATACGCCAATGAGCAAGTATATATAATGTAATCATTTTTGTTACCACCTTTATTATTTTCTTAACTGTCTTTATTGTATCAAATTTTGCACTTATTTCAACATCTTTTTAAAAATAAAAAGTAAAATTTTACACTTCTTCAATATATCCTAAACTATAAACATGCTCAATGTGTTTAGCTTCTGTTAAATTAGAAACTAACTTATTGTGATTATCACACCACATTAGAACATTGTTTTCTTGTTGGTATAAGTCGCCAACAAGTTCATTATCAATATAGGTATAAAAAGTAATGTAAATCACTTACAACCATAATTTACATTCATTTTAGGCGTTTCATCATCAGATAAGAAAAAATAGTTTTCTTCTATATCTTTAATATAAATATCATCAATATATCTTACTATATCGCCAACATTAATATTGCTTGATTAAATAGTCACATCTTCAAATAAATTAGATAACAATTCTTCTTTAATTTCTTGCTTGTCGTCATCATTAGGACAAGCCCACATGTTGACTAATTCAACATGAGTTAAATAACAATAGTCGTTATATTCTACTTCCAACGCTAAATATATGACGTTGTTAACTTCCGTAATTCCTATCACGTCAATTATATCAATATTAGCACCTATACTCTCTTGTTTAATTTCATAAGATAGCAATAAGCTATCAATATAAATTAGTGTTTTTGATTTGTTCATCTTTTAACATCCTTTCTTATTCTTCAATTTCTTTTAATAATTCTGTTTGATAGTCTTTCAATTCATTATAGTATGTGTGTTTGTCCATACTTTCGATATTTCCGTAACCATCAAACCCAATAAATTCATCTAGTGGATTATAACTGCCAAAGTGAATCATATTTGCTATACGTTCCGGTTTTTCGTCCCTAATTTCTAGACTATCCCAAAATGTTCTAGCATCTTCTTTTATAACGTTGTCATATGCGCCGTTTGTAATTTCGTTTACTTCTTCAATTAATTGTTGTAATTCGTTAAATTTCATCTTTTGTTCATCCTTTTTATATTTTTTTGTATTTCTTAATATCTATTATATCACTTTGATTTTTAAAATCAAGAATTTTTAATGGTATGCGTTTGTAGTAAATTCGTGTTGTTTAAATTTATCATATGCGTATTTGCTATTAAATGTGATAAACCCATCATTTTCATTGTCAAATATCTTACGTACTGTTTGATAACTGAAAACGCCGTTTTTTGCTAAATTCCATAATTTTCTAACATCTGTATTATTATGTTCGATTGTATATTTTTTTGTTTTCATTTTAAAACCTCTCTCAACTTGTTTATTTAATTATCTTACATTGTTTATTATACTACTTTAAAAAGTGATTTCAAGTGGAAATTTTACACTTTGTTATTTTTAAATTCGTTTCGCTTGTTTAAATAATTTAATTTGATAATTTAACTCTTTTTCAATAATGTTATTCATTTTTTCAAATGAAACACCAGAAAATTTCTTATTTGTACTCATAATGTATAAATCATGAAGCCTAGTAAATTCATTGTATTTAAAGCCATATTGTAACACCCCCCAGTCATTTACATATATATCAAATACATCTATATTATTTACTATGCTTGATGCTTCGTTGTACTCTTTTGTAATTTTCATTTTTTCATCATCCTTTATCTGTTTTTTGTTTGTTGTCTTTTTGACAATTCTTACTATACGCCTATTAGCAAAATAATGCAAACATAAATTTTAAAGTTACATACTAAAAAATGACTAAATCCCTTGAGAGAGTAAGCGTAAAAAATTTTAAAATTTATTTTTTAAAATAGTTTCTACTATTAAAATGAAAAATACAAGTTTGAAATAATATTTTTGTCTTTATATGGAAGAAACACGCCTATATTACAAGAATATTACAGATAATAATAATTATAATTTAATAGAAAAAGGCTTAACGGCGCATGTTTTAGTTATTTTATATTACAAGAATGTTACAAAGTAAGTCATTTTTAACGCAAAATCAAAAAACGGCGTTACGATATAGACAAGTTAAAAGAAAGAAATTAGAACATTGATAAATTAATACGAACAAAAAACAGAACACTGTTAAAAAGTTTTTAAATAATAAATTATATAATTTTGTTATATATTAAAAATATAAAGTGATATATAAATTATTGTATAAAAATTTTATTAAATATTTATTATATTGTATTAAAATTTTATATTATATATTTATTATTGTATAAATAAATTATTTTATAAGACAGTCGTTAGACGGTAGACAAATCGCAAAAAAATCGACAACTTTTTTTCGTAAAAAATGAGAAAGAGTTATGATAGAAGCGATTTTTCAAAAACCCGGGGAACTTTTTTGAACATAAAAATGGAGTATTCATGATTGTAGAGTTTTTTGAAAATCCCGCAGAGTATATAATATATAAACAACAAAAAGGAGAAATATAAATATGAAAGAGAAATGGAAAGTAATTGAAGGATTTTCTAATTATTTAATTAGTAATAAAGGAAGAGTAAAAATAGTAGAAACATTAGAAGATAAAAAAACATTTGTTAAAGACGACGGCTATGTAGCGACATGTCTTTCTAAGAATAAAAAACAGCATTATAAATATATTCATAGACTTGTAGCTGAATCATTTGTTGAAAACGAATATGATAAAGCCCAGGTCAATCATATAAATGGAATAAAAGGAGATAATAGAGCTGAAAATTTAGAATGGGTTACACCTAAAGAAAATATTAGACATGCTATTGAGACAGGCTTATTAAAATATAAAAAGAAAGAAGAATCTATTAAAGATTCTAAGCATTCCAAAGGAGAAGATGTCAATGGCAGTAAACTTACTCCCGAAGAAGTTATAGAAATAAGGATATTATGGGAGCTTAAAGAATATAAACAAGTGGAATTGGCTAAAATGTTTAATGTTAGTCCACGAACAATTAGTGATGTTGTTACAAGAAAACAATGGAAGCATATAGATTAATAATGAAACATACTATAAATGACAGCAAATAATTAATCGATTATATCAATTAAATATATAGTGGAATATAGTTTTAAAGATAGATACACTTTTCAACATATAGGGTATCTAAAAACATTCCTTTGGAGAACATTCTATAATAATTAAATGTAATATATATTACGACACTATAATTATAAATATATTATATAAAGTATATAATAGAATGAAGATTTATTGAAAATAAACAGTTTTGAGAAATGCTATAAGGATAATAACAATCAATACTACATTATAGTATTTATTAAGGCACAAACACTGACATGAATTATGAGAATGTTGTGTGTATTACAACTATTAGATGTATATAATACTGTTGTATAGAACATGACTTAAACCTAAAAGAAACCTATCTATTAGATTATACTATAGTCATATACCATCAAACCTAAACAAAAACACTCTGATTTTACCCCAAAAATAAAAACGTTTTTCTACAGATAGGTAGGGTTCAATTTTGCCGCCTTTTTATAAATGATTTTGTTGTCAGATAGGGGGCTTAATTTTTACCGACTTATTAATATACATTTGTTGTAGCTATAAGGGGGTTATTTTTACACTAGCTTTAAAAATTTTTTTCAAAAATGACAGGGGTATTATAAAAAGGGATGAATATGTATCTTTTTTAAAAATAATAATTGACAAGAACACTACGCATATGTTATAATAATTATACGAAATAATTGGAGGTATTATTTATGAAACAGAATATAGGAGTTGAGAAATAGTGGCTTTTACAACACAACAAAATTTTACAGCAACATTAGACGGAACTAATGCTATTAAATTAAATAAAGTTATGGATAGAAGTCTTCTTAATTATAACGATAGATTAGATTGTATTAATCAAACATTAGATGGGACATCATTCTTTGAAGAATATTTTACAGATTACTATAATCCAGTAGCTTCTCAAAATGATTATCTTTCTATGGACAATAATGTTTGTAAAGTATTGGAGAATTATGCAACATATCTGCTTAATTCTGCTGATACAAGAGAAGATAACGATGTGAATTATAAGTTTTATTATGATGAAGATGCTTTTAGAAAAGCAGTTAATAAAGAAAAATTATATCAAGACCAAGAACCAGAAGTAATAGATTTTCTATTAGCAGGTCAAAGTAATTATAAAAAAAGTAAAGACCAAAAAATAACAGCTAAAGACTTAAGACGTGGGGATTGGCTAGGCTCAGTTCTCAGAGACTATGACACTTATCTTAATGTATTGAAAAGAAAATCAGAAGAAGGTCAAAAGTTTAAAGTAGATAGAATCAAAGGCGAAGTTAAAAAAGATATGATATTAGCAAAAGATAGTCTAATGAAAATTCACGGCTATTCATTAAGATATTTTAGCGAATCGACACAGCCAAATTTAGATGTAATTGATTTTGCAAATTATAATCATTTAAAGGGGTATTCATTAGATTATAGTAATCCACACTTTAATAGAGTAGACGGATTATTGAGGTTTAAATTTAATGGGGATTTCCAAAATGATTTTCAATGTATATTATATGATTTAGATAATCTTATAGAACGTACTGAAATGACAGACAGAGAAAGAGAATGTTTAAAATATTACAGAAATGGCTTGACAAATGTTGCTATAGCTGATATAATAGGTAATGATGAATCTTCTGTTAGACAATCAATAGAAGCTGCAATCAAAAAAGTAAACCATAAAGCTATGGAATTAAGATGGAGATAAAGGAGTTTTTTAATTATGGAAAACAAAATTTATATGTTAAGTACACAAAGTTGCACAAGATGTCCTATTGTGAAAAGCCAATTGGCTGACAAGAATGTTGATGTTAAATATGTCGATGTTGAGGAAACACCAGACATTGCTGTAGAACATGGCATTATGAGTGTTCCAGCTATCATTGATAATCGACAAGGAGACGACACTGTATACAAAGGTCAAATGGAATGTATGCAATTTGTTGGAACATTAGGGTAACATTTTTATCAAAAATAATTAACTTTTACTTGACACCTTTAGGGGTGTCATGTTATAATGAATAACAGATTAAAAAAGAAGGAGAAATTATTTATGGCAGATACAACATTAAAAGCATTAAAAAATGAGGCAGAGGTTATTGGTCGTGTTAAATCAGTAGACCTTGAATTAGGAGAAACAAAAGACGGTAAAGAAAATATTAAAGGTTCTGTAACTATTCTTGTAGAAGAATCAGTTAATGGAGAAGTACGTTCTCATGATATTAGAGCACGTGTTTATTCTAATAGATTTAAACAGGATGGTAACGAGAACGGTTTATATAAAGGATTTAAAACAGTATTAGATGAATATAAATCAATTGAAGATACAGGTAATAAGAAAGAAGCAGATTTAGTTAGAGTTGACGGTTCAGTAGAATTGAACGAATATATTGGTCAAGACGGAAATGTTAGACGTCACAATAATGTTAGTGCAAAATTCTTTAATAGATTAACAGAGGAACAGGTTAAGAAAGCCAAAGGACCTAAAGCTAAAGTAGTAGTCGAAGGTATCGTTACTGGTATTAAAGATATTAATGATGACGACGGACTACCAACAGACGATAAAAAATTAGAGTTTTTTAATGTTGATTTCTACAAACAATTACGTGACAATGCTAGACCAATCATTCCTATTGAAGCTATTGTTCCATCTGATATTGCTGAAAAATTTGAAGAGTTATACGACGAAGGCGACACTGGTAAATTTACATTAAAAATTAATAATTACGCAGTAGATGCTGAACCAGAAGAATTACAAGAAGAGATTGATGGTTTCGGAGACACAGAAGATTTAGCAGAAGTTAAACGTAATTTTGTTAATAACTTTGAAGTTGTAGGGGGTACTACGCCTTATGCTGATGGTAGAGAATATGATGAAGAACAAATTGAAGAAGCTAAACAATGGCGTCAAAAAGCTATTAGTGATTTAGAAGACGGTTATGTTCCAAACTCAACTCCAAGTGACAATGCTTTCGGAGAAGGAAGTAAAGATGACAAGAAGGAGCAAGGAGACACAACTACAGACAGTGACTTAGATGATTTAGACTTTTAAGGGGAAGTTTTTACCCCTTTTTTCACTTTATATACAGCTAATAATGGAGGAATATAATATGTTTTTAGATGAACTTAAAGAAGAATTAGAACAATACTCAGACAGAGTTTTAGAACAAGCAGTATCAGAAACTAATAATGGAACTTATAATCAAATTAGAAATAAGTTATATGAATATCAACAAGAATTAACTAGTAATGATAGAGGTATGGACGATGTAACAGAATCAGAATTAGAAGAAGGTTCTCAAACACAAACTTTAATTACTATTCAAGTAGTAAATGATGCAATTACTAAATTGGATAACAAAATGCAGAATATAAAACCTTTTGCAGAAGTAGAAAACACATCTGAGGTAAATGAACCAGAAGATGATACAGATGATGTATTAGATGATGATACAAATGTATCAGAAGAATTGCATGGATAAGGAGGAATAATAATGGGTTTTGATTATTATACACATTATGGAGAATTATTAGAGGAAAAGGTCGAAGAGTATTTAGATAATTTAATTTTTAAACATGAAAATTATGGAACAATTAAAAACATTTTAAAACTAGACAAACAAGAAGCTGACAATAAGAATGAGTATTTAATGGTAGCTTTCTTTACTGAGGTTGAAAAGGAATTAGAATTTAGACTTGATAAAGTGAAATTAATATAATATAGTAAAGGAGAAATTAATTATGGCAAAAATTACAGTAGATGATTTATTGAATATCGAGGGAAATAAAGTACCAACTGACGCAAAAACATACTCTACATTTGTTTATGGGTTTCCTAAAACTGGTAAAACAACATTTATTAATGATTTATACGGAGAGAAAGTATTATTTTTAGCAACTGAACGTCGTCACGACGCAATTCCTAATGCTCATGTTATTAATATTGATTCTTGGGCGGAGTTTTTACGTATCATGAAATTACTTAAAGACCCTAAATTACAAGAAAAGTACGATGCAATCGCATTAGATACTGTTTCTCGTTTCGAAACTTATTGTGAAACTTATGTTTTATCTAACTTACAAATTGACGATTTGTCAGACGCCGCATGGGGTAAAGGTTTCAGTGAATATAATAAAGAGTTAGAAAAAGGTCTTTCTTTGATTGAAAAGTCTGGATATACACCTGTATTTATTTCACATGCTAAAACAGAAACAAAAAAAGTATTGGTTAAAGATGCAACAGAAGAAGAAAAAAATGTAGAAGGTGCTACTACTACTCGTGAAAAAGATGGCAAAGAATACGTAGAATATCAAAAAACAGTTCCAGATGTAAAAACAAAATTCTTTAATATGATTAATCGTATAGCAGATAACATTCTATTTTTAGACTTAACTGTAGATAACAATGGGGTAGAACATCGTAAAATATTTTACAGAGATTCACTAACACACTTAGCAGGAGCTACTTTTAGATTTATGCCAGAAACATCTGAATTATCATCAGACTCTTATCAAAAAGTAGTGAAGAAAGCTATTGAATCAGAAGGAAAAGATAATATTACAGAAGGCAAACGAGAACAGTCTAAAGGTGTAGAATATGACTTTGACGCTTTAATGAAAGAAACAGCTGAACTAGGAAAAAAACTACAAAAAGAAGGCAAAACAGAAGAGCGTAATAAAGTTATTGAAGATGTGTTGGGGAATGGTAGAAAAGTAAAAGATTTAGATGAAAGTCAAGCAGAAATTCTATCAGTATTAGTCGATAAACTAAAAGAGATTGCTTAATAAGATAAAAATATGTTAAGGCTAGAGTTTTTTCTCTAGTCTTTATTAATATATTGTTGACTTTGGTTTATACATATGCTAGTATTAAACTATAGAAACAAGGAGGAAAAAATAAAGTGAGTAGAAAAGAGTTAATTTCAGAAATCTTAAACGAACAAGTAAAAGTTATGGAGTTATTACATAAATATGATAGCACTATCAATGTTAATAACTATCAAGAAAAGACAACACAAGAGTTATTAAATAGTATGACAAATAAGGATAAGTTTTTAATAGAACAAGCTAGTGACCGTTCAATAAAATTAATGGGTTTATATAAGGAGGAATTGAATAATGACAAAAATTAAAATAGAAGAAGTTATTAGTCAAGGAGAATATCTTAAAAGATTGATTGATAAACAAGAAGGTCAAAAAACCTTTTTTATCGAACAGATTACTTATTTAACTGACACATCAACATCAACCAGCAACACCTACTTAAAAATAGCTGACTTTGAAACTAAAGATAATATTACTTCTAATAATGGGAAAGATTTAATTATACAGAAAGAAATAGAAATCGATGAAGACACAATATTAGAAAATATGATTGTGAAATATTTTAATCCATATAGTTCTACTACAGCGATAAATTATTACACTAACACAAGTATTTCATTTCTTGTGAATGAAACCCCGATAAAAATAAAAGAAGCTTACTATTTAGATGATACAATGAACACACAATTAATTTGGAAGAATGGAGAAATGGTTTAAAAGAATAATTTTATAGGAGAGATTGTTATGTTGCCTAGATTTAGAGCATGGGATAAAACAGAAAATAAAATGTGGAACGTAGAAACGATTTATATCGAAGATGAATGGGTTAAAGTTAATGACGGTTCGATATACGGAATTACAAAGGATTTAGTTAGAGATTATGTATTAATGCAATCAACGGGCTTGAAAGATAAAAACGGTGTAGAGATATACGAGGGGGACATCATCGAATTTGAGGATGAATCTTTTTGTTACCCATTCGATGATGAAGCTATAGTTGAAACAATAAATAGAGCACAGGTAATTATAGATAAGGTTAAAGGTATTTTTTTGGAAAACTTTATGGTAAAGGACAGTATGATTGCTAAAGAGTATAAATACTATTATGATTTGCCAACATCTGAAAAAACAATATTTTTTAAAGAATGTAGTGTTGTAGGTAATGTGTTTGAAGATGAAAATTTACTGGAGGACGAGTAAATGGGTGTAATGATGGGTAAAATAGTTGAAGTAAATGGAAAAGAATTACAGTTGGTATTACAAGGGTTAGATGAAGAGGATTTAATTAAACAAGTAGATGAGGTTAATGAAATGGAACGCAAAGTAAAGGCGTTTGATGAGATTGATAATTTGATTGTTGACGGGGCATTAAAAGATAGAGAGCCAAGCGCAATACTCCAAAATATCTGTCATGTAATTATAAATACTAAAGAGGATGATAGCGATGTGGAAGATTAAAGAATTTGAACGTACATCAACAAAAGTAGAAAGAGATGTAAATGAATTTGTGAAATCAAATGACATTAAAAATTATGAAATTGTTGGTTATCAAGTTAACTGGGTGGAAAGTTACGATGAATATTGTTCATATATTTTAATTAAATATTGGGAGGATTAATAAATAAAAATGATTATTGGAATTGTTGGATTATCTATAGTTTTTTGTGTTTATATTTTAATAACAACTAGTATTATTTTAAAATTGGTTAGAGACAATAGAGAAAAATATAATACAATAAATGATTTAATAAGTAAAGAACATGAGTTATTAATTGATGCAAAAAAATTAAAATATTTCAATGAACATTGGCAAGAAGAAAGACAAAAAGAAAATTTTTAAATGAAGAAAAGTAATTGGGTAATCTAAGGCTAAAACACACAATAAAAGCTAATCTAAGAAGAAATAAAGTGCTATAAACCGCGTCGTTATAGGGTTTTTTAATTAAAGAAATGGATAAAAATATTTTTTGAAAATAGGCGGGTGTCACGAATCCCGTCATGAAAGGGTTTTAAAAATGAAAATACTAGCTAAAATAACGGTTTTATTAGGTATAATTACCATATTATCATTGACATTGCAACAAATATTTGTTAAAATAGAATCAGAAGATGATATTGATATTCCTTTAGATTATGTAAAGGATAAGTAAATAAGGAGAGATATTATGGTAAAGATTAAAAAGGAAGTTGAAATGACACTACCGGAATTAATTCAGTGGGGTTGGAAGAACTGTATTACAGAAAAAGCGTTTTATAGTAATCTCGATGGTGGTTCTGTGTATTTCGATATGCTTCAAAATATATCAATAGAGCATGAAATTGCTGTGAACGAGACTTTCACAGTAGAAATTGAAGAATCAATCACAGAAGAAACGGCAATTCCTAGACTTTTAGAAGTTAGAAATGCAATACCTTCAAAAGAGGAAGGTTGGAAAGACTTAAAAATATTAAAATCTTATATGTACGGTAACCGCACTATTTCGGAAGTTAAAAATGAACATAGCGTTTCTATTTACATCTTAAATGATAATATGACAATGACACTCATTTGGAAAGATGGCGAGTTAGTATAATGGCAAAAAAGAATCTAGCACAACGAACCTATGATAATACACTTAAAGCAAAACGTTGGTTTCAAGGAACAAGAAACGACTTTAATACAGCTAAACCTAAAAAGAAAAATATTAATGAATTTTTAAAACAAGCTAAATCAGATATTAAAACAGCCAGTGAAAAAGGTAGGTTTAGTTGTATATTATATTATAAAATATTTAAGTTTAAAGAATCTATAGAAGGGTATAATAAACAAGAAATATTAGCAGTTCTTAAAGAATTAGACAATGAAGGTTTCCATACAGTATATGAAGATTCACAAGATGGTGTTATGGTGTCTGTTCGTTGGGATAATGAATAATATAAAAGGAGAGGTTATTTATGGTAAACGATGGATTAAGAGAGAAATTTAAAGAAAGCTATTATGAGTTAGAAGAACATAAAATGAATGAATTTGTAGGTGTAGATTTAGGCGGAGGAAATTATATAGATATAGTAAAATCACAGGGAGAAACTGGTATGTTAATTATTAATTATGTTTATAATGATGAAATAATTAAGACTAGTTTCCCACTAAAAAAATATGTAGTTGAAAGTTTAATAGAATTAAGCTACTATCCAGAAGTTAAATTACAAGAATTATCAAATAATATTGAAATTGAAAAAAAGAAACAACACTTAGTAGTAGAAATGAATAAACATATATATATGGCAAATGATGAATTAAATTCATTGCTTGAAAAAATAAATTTATATAAAAAGATATATAATGATAATGATATTGAAAAAAATATATATTTTGAATTAATTCGAGACAAAGTTACACAAATTGATTCATTAATAAGAAATGAGGGATTAAAGCATGGATAATAAATTACCACAATATACAGTTTATGCGATTTTTAATAAAGACGGGGACTATATGGGAGCAGTTTCTACTGAAGCATTAAAAGATAAGGTTATTTCCAAACATAAAAATCTTAAAGGTTTTGCTAAAATCGAAGTAAATAAAGAGATTGATAAATGGCTAAAATAGTAGACAGTAGATATTCTAAATACGAAGCAGAAACAACATGCTCCTACGATAAAGAATTAAATAGATGGATTATATATAGTTCCAATATTCCACATATAACTAGGTTATGTAAGATATATAACAATGTAGAAATTATAGAAGAAACAAAAGATGGGGTTCCAGCCCTTGTTAAAGTTGTTTTACATGAAGATTTAATTACATTTAGAAGTGGCAAAAAATAATAATTATTTTACAAGAACAGTTGACAAAACTGTTCTTTTATGATATAATATATAACAGGAGGAATGAATATGAAATGAATGAGTTTGAAAGTAAAGTTTACAAACTATGGCAAAATATAAAATCAAGGTGTTATAACAATAAACATAACTCATATAAATATTATGGAGCAAAAGGTGTAAAAATGTGTGATGAGTGGAAAACATCTTTTGAAAAATTTCTGAATGATGTACCATTAATACCTAATTTTTATTATGATAATTATATGGATGGAAAGTTGTTTTTAGACAAGGATTTAAAATCCGATAAAGATAATAAAATATATTCTTTAGAAACTTGTACTTTTTTAACTAGAGTAGAGAACAATAAGTTAGCAAATCCTGGAAAATATTTTTATGTAGTTTATCCGAACGGAAAAATAGAAGAAGGGATTGGAATAAAGACATTTTGCAAAAATTATAGACTACCTTGTTCTCATGCAATGAAAATGTATAACGGAGACAACACAAGAAAGACAGTAAAAGGTTTCCAATTTTTTGACCATTACCCTAATGAAAATGAAATACTAAAACCTAGAACATATCAAGCAATATCTCCTAAAGGAAAAATTATAATATTCTATAGATATGACTCTTTGGAATATTTAGGACATTCAGCACCTAAAGTTAGGTCAGCAATAAAATCTAACAAAACAACTAAGGATGGATGGAAATTTTCTTTGATACAAGATGGGTACAGACTAACTAAAAAGCAGGAGGAAAAATATTATGACAGTAGTAATTAAAGATAAAGGTAAAGTAAATGAGAGAACTAAAGAGTTTAATGAACAAAGATTAATCTCTTTTATTGATAAAGGCTTAGAAGATTTAGAAGTTCCTACTGAATCTAAAGAGTTCTTCGTAGAAAAAGTAATTGGTAAAATCAGTTATAAAGATGAAATTGAAGCAAAAGATATTAACAGAATTTTAATGCAAGATTCATTGTCATTAGTAGATGATATTAAAAATGATACAGGTAATGTAACACAAGAATCATTGAACAATATTAACTGGAATAAGTTTGCACGATATGTATTACTTAATGAATTGTATAAACGTGCAAGCAAGAATCGTTCTTTTGATTCTAAGGATAAGTATGGAGATTATTTAGGATTTATGCTTATGATGGCTGAAAAAGGTTTATATACAAAAGAATTATTCGAAAAATATTCTCAAGAAGAGATTAAAAAAGCTGGAGAATATATTAAACCAGAAAGAGATTTATTATTTGACTACGCAGGAGTAAACCAGTTAAAGGATAGATATTTAGTAACAGATTTTGACAAATCTATATTAGAACTCCCGCAAGAACGTTTTATGACTATGGCTCTCCACATCTCCTCTGTAGAAAGCAAAGAAAAGAGATTAAATGAAGCATTAAGATTATATGACAGATTCTCTAAGCTACAAATTTCAAGTGCTACACCAACATTTATGAATAGTGGAACGCCATTTGGCTCTCTAAGTTCTTGTCATGTAGTAACAGTTGATGATTCATTGACAAGTATTTTTGATAGTGTTTCTAAAGTAGCAGAATTTAGTAAAAATGGTGCTGGCTTAGGTATTTATATAGGTAAAATTAGAGCAAATGGTTCTGATATTAGAGGTAATGTAGGTGCTTCAAGTGGTGTTATTTCTTGGATTAAGATTTTAGATAAAACATTAGAATCAGTAAATCAATTAGGAACAAGAGCTGGAGCGGGGACTATTACACTTGATGCATGGCATTTAGATGTTGAAATGTTTTTAGATATACAATCTCCAGTTGGAGACCAAAATATGAGAGCTTACAATATTTTCCCAGCATTGTCTGTCCCAGATGAGTTTATGAGACAAGTAGAAAAACGCGGGGATTGGTATTTATTTGACCCGCACGAAATAAGAAAGGAAATGGGCTATAACTTAGAAGATTTCTACGATAATAAAAAATTAGAAGATAAAGAAAAACCTAATAAAAAAGACCACGCTTGGACATATAGATATTATGAATGTGTGGACAATCCAAACTTAAGAAAAAAACGAGTAGAAGCTATCGAGATTATGAAAAAAATTATGAAACAACAATTAGAAAAAGGTAAATTATTTATGTTTTATCGAGACACTGCTAACCGAGATAATCCAAATAATCATGCTGGTATGATTTATAGTTCAAACCTATGTCAAGAAATTAGTCAAAATATGTCAGCAACACAAAAAACTACAGAGACTATATCTACAGACGAAGGAGATATAGTTGTAGAGCATGACTCTGGAGATATGGTAACTTGTAATTTATCTGCTTTAGTTTTAAATAACATCAACGTACACGATAGTAAAGAGTTAGAAGATATTATTTCAGTTCAAATGAGAGCTTTAGACAATGTGATTAGCTTAAATAGACTAACTGTTCCAGATGCTATCATTACTAACAATAAATATAGAGCAGTTGGCGGAGGAGAACAAGGCATTGCTGCTTTACTTGCAAAAGAAGGAATTATGTGGGACAGTAACAAAGCTACTGAGTTTATTGATAAGTTAGAAGAAAGAATTATGTTATATAGAGTAAAACATTCAGCTCTTTTAGGAAAAGAAAAAGGTTCTTATAAAGTATATGAAGGTTCTCAATGGAATACTGGAGAATGGATAGAAAGAAAAAACACTACTTTATCTGAATGGGACGAAGTAAAAGAGTTATCAATGAATTATATGAGAAATGCTTATCTATCAAGTCCAATGCCTACAGGAGGTACATCAATTTTAATGGGTTCTACACCAGGTATTGACCCTATTTTTGATGTTATTTATAATGATGGTAAAGCCAATGCATTATTACCTATTATTGTTCCACATTTATCATCTAGTACATGGTTCTATTATAAACCTACTATGAAAATGACTTATGATGGAGAAAAACAATTGGCTCATATGTGGGCAATTAATCATAATGGTGCAAGACAACAATGGATAGACCAATCAAGCTCATTTAATATTTATATCCCTATTGGTGTTAAAGTAAAATTCTTATTACAAATGCATATGGAAATTTGGAGAAAAGGAATTAAAACAACTTATTATGTTCGTTCTTGGGATAGCAGACAAGAAGACGTGTGTCTAGCATGTTCTGCATAAAATATTTTAAAGGAGGAATATCCTCCTTTTACGTAATATAAAAAAGGAGAAATGTTTTTATGGAAATTTCAAAACAAGTTAGAATTTATAATATCGAAAGACCAAATACTGAAAAGAGAATGTTTGATGAACAATCAGGTATTTTAAATTGGAATAAGATTAATAATAGTTTCTATTATGATTTTATGAAACAATTAAGAGAAAAATTCTGGATTCCATCAGAAGTAAGTATTGTAAAAGATTATTCTGACTGGCAAAATAAGATGAGTGAAGAAGAAAAGACAACATTTAAACGTGGGGTAGGTATTTTAGCAAGTTTAGATAGTGTAGCAGAAGTTTTTGATTATCATGCTTCACAATATATTAAAGACCCTAGCATTAAAGCATTAATGAGTATGATTGCTTATAATGAAATTACTCATAACGAAAGCTATTCTTATGTATTGTCTTCTATTGTTCCAGATGAAGTTGCAGATGAAGTATTTAATTATCCTAAAGAAGACCCTTTCATGATTAAACGTAATGAAAAAATTATGGAAGTTTTAAATAAGTTTATTAACGAGCCTACTGTAGTTAATTTTGTTAAAGCAGAAGTTGCCAATGCCTTATTAGAAGGTATTTCATTTACTAATGGTTTTACTCCTTTTTATCATTTTGCTAGAAATGGAAAAATGTTTGGTATGGCAGAGATTATTGAATATATTCAAGCAGAAGAGCAAATCCATTCTATGGTACAAGGCACTATTGTTAGGGATATTTTAACTCAATACCCAGAATATAACACAGAAGAACTGTCACAATGGATTTATGATTTTACAAAAAAAATTGTATTACATGAACAAGAATATTGTAAAGACTTATATAAAGATACTAAAGATATTGATATGTATGAAGTGATTAAATTTATAGAATACCGTGCTAATATTATGTTAGATAATTTAGGTTTGACTAAAATTTTCGACACTAAAAAGAATCCAATGGCATGGATTGATGCTTTCGACCCAGAAAATAGAAACAGAAAGAAAGAAGATTTTTTTGAAAAAAGAGAAAAAAATTATGGTTTGACTTCTGGAGATAATGGCTGGGATGATTTATAATGAAAATATTAATGATAGGTTTTTCAAAAACAGGAAACACATATATGTTAATGGATTACCTAAAACAATTTAATAATAGTATTATAGAACGAAGATTTAATATTACCGAACACATTGATATTGATATTAAAGAATATGATTTAATTATTGTTGGTTCTAATACTTGGGGAGATGGAAAAATACCGAAAAATTGTAAAGATTTTATAATTAACAATGCTACAAGATATAATAAAAAATGGATAGTGTTTGGTACTGGTAATTCTATTTTTGCCCACTTTTGTAGAGCGGTTGACAGTATTAAAAAGATTTTAAATGACACAGATAACACAGTATTAGAAACGTTTAAGTATGAACAACGTTTTATCTTGAATGATTTAGATAATGAGCAAGAACGTAAATTAGATAATATTATAAAAATTATTTCTAATTAATTTCAAACCCCCCTTGACATTAAGGGGGTATACATATATAATATAAGTATCTTAGATATAAAGGAATGAAATAATATGAAAAAAACACCAACAAAAGAAGTAGAGCAGCAGAGAAAATCAATCTTACAATCATTAAAATTAAATGATTATAGAGACAATCCTACAGATGAGATACTACAAAAGAGATTAAACAAAAGAAAACAAAGACAAAGAGTATTAATAGGATTAGAAAATAAATATGATTTTGTTGATAATAACCCTACAAAACAGATAAAACCGTCTAAGTATAATATGTCTAACAAATCAATAGGAGACTTAAAGAAAAGATTTAGTAAGTTGCGAAATATTAAAATACAATTAGATAATTATTCTGATTCAGCAAATGCTAATAAAATACCTACCTTTAAAGATGAAATACAAGAGATATATCATACAATAGAAACAGAAAAAATGAGTGGTTATGACATGTATAATATGATACATGCTTTACAATATCAACTAAGAGTACATAAACAAGAAAAAGTTCAAAGAAAAAAAGAAAATATTAAGAAAACTTTTGATTCATTGGGTGGTATACAATTATATTTAAAATTAAAAAGCTACTTAACAGATATTGGAGTGAATATATATGAACTACATTGAGAAAATTTATAGTGAAATGTTAGATTTAAAAGGAACGATAAGTATTTTAGAGTTAGAAATGAAAGAAATAAATAGTAAATTTGAAGACATTTTAACTGATATTAGAGAAACAGAATTTAATGTGGTACAATCTGTAGAAATGTATAAAAAGCTCCAAGATTTTTTACAAGAAAGAAGATTGTTAAAAGCTCAAATAGAAGAAATGAAAATTCAATTTGAAGTATTAGGAGGAGAAGAACAGTATATTAGATATGAAAAAGCTCTTGATTTTAAGAAAGTTAAACAAGACAAAGAGTTTAAAAAAGATAAGAAATATTATAGAGACATAAAATACTATAAAAATTTTAGAGAAGATTTAAAAGAAAAAGTCGATGGTTTTTATCATATAGTATAATTATAAGGGGCAAGCAATATGACAGATAGAGATGATATGTGTTATAAAATATATCAAAAAGATAAAGAGATTAAACAAAACACACTAGAGATTAAACAAAATATAGAAGAAATGAAGAAAACAGCAGAAGATAGTAATAAAAAATTAAAAAACAAAAAGGAGAGATAACATTATGGAATTATTTAAAGCGATTGGGACTGTTTTATTGATTATATTATTGATTGTATTAGTTGTATTAGCGGCGATTTTTATTCCTGCATGGGTATTATGGGGAGTAATTGGTGCGTTTACAGGTAAGTATGTTAGTTTTTGGGCTTGTGTAGGAGTTGTTTTTCTTATAGAATTGCTATTAAGTAGTTTTAGACTATAAGACTAGATTTAATTCTAGTCTTTTTTTATTGACAAAAGACATAGTTCTATGCTATAATATATACATACATTATATAAGGAAGTGAAAGCATGTCACGTAAAGTAAAATGTTATGGTCCTTATTGTGAACCATATGGAATTAAACATGAAAAAGAAAACGTAAGAAAGATTTCTGGAAAGAATTATTGTCCAGAATGTTATAAAGTAGTCATTAAAGAAAAAGAAGAACGAGAAAGTTTATACAAATATTTAACTAATGAATATGGCTTTGTAACACCTTTAATGAAAAAACATGCAAAAGAAATGCACAATAATAATGATTGGAGTTATAAAAGAATAGAAGCTCTTATAAAATTTACTATTAATATTGAAAAACGTAAGTATGATATGAAATATGGGTTAACATTATATCAAAATTCATATAAAGAATTTATTGATTATATAAAACAACGAAAAGAAAATAAAAACAACAACAAAGGAAAAGAGAACAAAAAAGAAACTATAACAGTAAATGCTGAGCTTTTTAATAGAAATAAATATAAAAATGGTATGTTATATGACATGGAGGAATAAATATGAATGATTATAAAATAGAAGAATATGGAAAATTATTACATGATAAGAAAACAAAATTTAAATATAATAGCAAAAAAATAGAAGCCTACTTTGTTACAGATGATAAATATATATTAACAAGATTGGTTTATAAACAATATGCACGTGATATTTTAGACAATCTTAGTGATTGGGATAATGTTTCTGACTTTTTAAATGATATAAAAAACAATGCATCAGGAAGTTTTGTTTTATGGGTGCAACAAGAACAAAATAAGAAAAAGAGCAAGAGACAAAAGGAAAAAGAATTATATAAAGAGTTTAATATCAAGAGTACAAGTAGTGATGCTCTTTCAGATTAATCCTTCATTATCAGAGATATGATAGAAACACTAAGTAATGTTGATAAGGAGAATGAATAATGGAAAACAGAAATTTATCTAACCTCAATCCGGTCAGAAGTGTGTACACTGTGATTGGTTCAATATGTCAAGATACGGAATTATTAAGACACAATGACTGTCAATTAAAGCCAGAAGATTTTATGCAATCATTACACAGAATTGTGTTTAAAGCTATAAATAACATTGTATTCAATGCTAGTGGGGATAGAGTAACAAATATTACAGCAATAGACATTGATAACTATTTAAGTTCATATCCCACACAATATAAAGTATGGAACGAACAAAAAGGATATGAATATATTCAAAACTGTTTAGAACACGCCAACAAAGAGACATTTTGGCAATCATATGACCTATTAAAAAAAATGTCTATATTGAGAGCTTATGTATTAGAAGGATTTGATGTGTCCGATTTATATGATTGGGAATCTGAGGACTTTTTAGCTAGAGAGAAATCAATAAAAGAATTAAGAAAAAAAGATATGAAAGATATTTTTGAGCATTTTACTTTAAAGAATCTTAGAGTAAAAGATGATTTCAATATTGAAACTGATATTAAAAGTTTTAAAGCAGGTCAAAATATAAGCCAACTACTTGATGAAACAAGAGAAGGTATGGGGTTTGGTTATCCTACAGCTTGTGGTTTTGAAAACAGTTCATTTGGTGGATTGAAAAAAGGCAAATTGCTTTTACGTTCTGGTAGTACAGGTTCTATGAAGTCATCATTACAAATTAGAGATATGATAGATGTTGCAGTTGATAAGATTTATTTAAATGGAGAATGGATTAGTCATGGTGTATCAATACCTAGTTTGTTTATTTCTACTGAATTAGACGAAGCAGACCTTAACTATATGGCACTAAGTTATTTAACTGGTATTAGTAGAAAAGTAATAAAAAACGGGTTATTCAATATGGAACAGAGAAAGCTGTTGGAACAAGCTGGTAACATATTAGAAGAAAGTCCTTTATACTTAGTCCATATGCCTAACTTTACAATTAGTGATATGGAAGATACTATAGAAAGACATATTTTAGACCACGATGTTCAATATGTTGCGTTTGACTATATCCAAAATAGAAGCTCATTACAAAGAAGCATTAATGAGTTGTATGGCTCTGTTCAACGTGAAGACCAAGTCCTATTATATTTATCTGACAGTCTTAGAGCTATTGCAGAAAAATACAATATTGCTATGCAATCTGCTACACAACTAAATAGAAGTGGTGTAGGTAAAGATGCTGAAATGAACAGTAATGCTTTACGTGGTAGTTCAGCTGTAGCAGATAAGGTTGACTATGGTATGATTTTACACAAAGCAAGAGAACGTGATTTAGAAAATGTAAAAGACATTGTTGAAGAAAACGGATTTGGAAAAGAGCCAAATATGTTAAGATTCTTATATAAAAACCGTGACGGTATACCAGAAGTTATTCTTTTTACACATTTAGACAAGTCAACAATCAGAGAAGAATGTTTATTTGCAACAGATTATGACTATAACATTATTGAAGATATTACAGATTTACAATATGAATTTACAGAAGGAAAAACTGAAAAAGATTTTAAACGAGAAAAATATTATTCTAAGGATGGCGTTTTTGGGGACGTTGTAGACAGAAGTAACGATAATAGCGATATTGATTTTTAGGGGGGATTGTTTTGGATGCTCAAAGCCTAAAGGAACAGCTTAGTCCTAATGATATAATAACCCTCCTAACACAGTTAGGTGCTGAACCTTATGAACAAAATGGTCAAATAATAGCACGTACGATTTGTCATAATGGTCATTCACATAAAATGTATTATTATGATGATACTAAAATGATACATTGTTACACTAATTGTGGTTCTATGGATATATTTGAATTAATCCAAAAATTAAAAAACATTGAATTTTCAGAAGCATTTAAATATATTAAAGATTATTTTGGTTATGAAGATGAATTGATAGAATATAATTATGATGATATAATAGATTTATCTTTCTTTAATAAATTTAATAAAGTAATTCATTATGAGCCATTAAAAACCTTATCTGACAGTGTTTTGAATAGATACGATGACAAATATCATATATCTTGGGTAAAAGAAGGAATCATGCCTAGCACAATGAAAAAGTTTGATATTAAAATGTCTATAGAAAATAAACAAATAATAATACCACATAGAAATGAAGATGGGTATATTGTTGGTGTAAGGGCAAGAAATCTTGACCCATTGCTTGTGGATAAAGGATTAAAGTACACACCTGTAAAACAAAAAAATGTTTTTCTTAACCACCCTACGGGAGCTACTTTATATGGTTTATATGAAAACATGGATAATATAATGTCTACAAAAAAACTTGTTTTATTTGAGTCTGAGAAATCTGTATTACAATTAGATAGTTTTTATAATGGACATGGTATAGGTGTATGTATGTCTGGTAGTGCTTTTAGTGATAGACAATTAAATTTAATAAAGAATTTACCAATTGAAGAAGTTATTATTGCTGTTGATAAGGAATTTGAAAATATAGGAGATATATTGGAAAAATATTATGCAGAAAAAGTTGAAAAAACAATAGCCAATAAATTGAAACCATATTTTTCAGTTAGTGTAATATGGGATAAAAAAGGATTGTTAGATATGAAGGATTCACCCACAGATAGAGGAAAGAGTATTTGGTTAGAATTGTTTAAAAATAGAATAAGTTTAATTAGATAGGGAGAGATTTTTATGATACGTTTTATAGCTACAGATGGAGGTTATCGTTCTTCAACTAACATTGGAGCTTGGGCTTTTGTAGTTGAAGGAGATATTTCTATAGTAGATTTTGGTACAGAAGAAGGGGCAACTAATCAAAAAATGGAATTAAAAGCAATTATTGAGGCTTTAAAATATGCAAAAAACAATTTTCCTAATGAAGAGATTGGGATATTATCAGATAGTGCATATTGTGTAAACGGAATGAATCAAAGATGGTTTGATAAATGGGTATTAAATAAATGGTTAAACTCTAAGAAAGAACCTGTAAAAAACAAAGAACTATGGCAAGAATTAATTGAGTTAGATAAAGAAATGAATGTTAAATATGTCAAAGTTAAAGGGCACAATGGAGACGAACTTAATGAAATAGCTGATTTTGAGGTAAACAGAGCTATGGATTTATGGGAAAATAATAATATTAAATAAGGAGAGATTATATGGAATTTGAGCTAAAAGAACAGATTACAGGAGATTTAATAGATGATATTTTAATTAGAGGTGGGGTTAGCGATTTAGAATATCATAAGAATCCAGATAAAAAAATGTTAACTATTATGAAAAATATTCCAGAAGAGTTTTCTCAAGCAACAAACATATTGTACAATGCTTTAAAAGAAAATAAAAATATTGTAATTTTAATTGACCAAGATATGGACGGTTTTTCAGCTTCGGCATTATTATATAGATTTATTAAAAATGATTTAGAGTACGACAATATTAATTTTATTATCCCAGACGGTAAAACACATGGATTAACTACCGAAGTAATGACAGAACTAAAAAATATGAGTAATGATTCTACGTTAGTGATAATACCAGACGCTGCTTCAAACGATACAAAACAATTAGAAGAACTTAATTCAGAGAATATTGGAACATTGGTGTTAGACCACCACGAAATCAATGTTAAAAATGTTCACGAAAATGTTTTTAACAATCAAATTATTTCTGATATTAATAAAAATTTTACTGGTGTAGGAATGGTTTATTTGTTCTGTAAATGTGCATTATATCGTTTTAATTTTAATAATAAAATATATTCCAAAGAGTTGGTTGATAAATATTTAGACTTAGTTACGTTAGGGCAAACTGGAGATGTTAGTAATATTGCTGACCCAGAAATTAGATACTTAACATATACAGGAGTAAGAAATATAAACAACCCATTTATTAAAGCAGTAATGGAACGTAAAGGCATTGATAATCCAACAACAAGAGACTGGTCTTTTAGTATTATATCAATGATTAACGCTGTTACTCGTATTGGAACATTAGAAGAAAAACAAAGATTGTTTGAGGCTATGATTACAGACTCAGAAGAAACTGAAACAATTGAGATTAGAAAGAAAAACAAAAAAACTGGTAAATTTGATAAGATTCCTACAGAAATGACATTGCCAGAAATTGTAGCAAAACAATGTGAAAGTATTAAAACTAAACAAGATAAAATTGTTAAAGACGCTATTAAGAATATTGAGTTTTTATATAATGAAAAGATTATTGTAGCTGTATCTGACGACAATTCCCCATCATCTATTAATGGTTTGGTTGCTATGAAACTAGCAGACAAATATAGAAAGCCAGTGATGGTTGGTAAATTTAAAAATGATTATTTTTCTGGTTCTATAAGAGCACAAAATATTGACTTTAAGTATATTCTTTTAAGAAGTGGTTTGTTTAATTTTGTTCAAGGTCACTCTCAAGCAGCAGGGTTTAGTATTAATGAGACTAATTTAGAAGACTTATATGAATACTTAGATAATTATAAATTTAAAACAAATAATAAATATGAGGTTGATGTTCTTACAGATAAGCCTAATGAAAGTGATATTATTCAAGTTGATGCAAACATGGATGTATTTGGAGGAAAAGTAAAAATACCAGATATGGGTTATGAGAGTATAAAATTCCATAAAAAGTGCATAAATACAAGAGGAAGTGTGACTACTTTTTATGATAATGGAGTTAGTTTTGTATTGTTTAATAGTCCAGAAGATATAAAATCTACTATCGAAAAAAACATTAAAAACGACTATATTATCATGGATATTGTTGGAAAGCCGAGAATTAATAGATATGGTAATAAAACAATTCCACAGATTATAATTGAAGACTATGAGTTTATTAACGAACATGATGATGCAGAGATTCCAAATATGTGGGGGATTGATTTTTAAAAATGAAGATACAAATGATAGGAAAAAAATTTGGGAGATTAACTGTTTTAGAAGAGGAGAAAGAAAGGGTAAATGGGAGAATATGTTATAAATGTAAATGCGAATGTGGAAATACGATTATAACAAAAGGAAAATATTTAAGAAATGGAGATACAAAATCCTGTGGATGTTTGGTAAAAGAAACGTCTATGAGGATTGGGAGTAAAAATAAAACTCATGGTCTTAGTAAGTTGCCAGAATATAATGTATATACTACCATGATTAATAGATGTAATAATCCTAACCATGATAGATACCATAGATATGGTGGCAGAGGTATTAAAGTGTGCGACAGGTGGTTGGAATCATTTGAGAACTTCTATGAAGATATGGGGAATAGACCTAGCTCTAAACATCAAATTGATAGAATAAATAATGATGGAGATTACACCCCAGAAAATTGTAGATGGGTAACACCTTATGAAAATGCTATAAATAAAGAATTTAAGAAAGGCAAGCTAGGAATCGTAAATATATACCAAGATAAAAATTCTTATTACGTTATTTTAAGAAGAAGAGGGGCTAAAAGAGTATCATCATATCAACACTCACTACAAAAAGCTATACAAATAAGAGATTCTTGGTTGCAAGAGTACAAAGAAAATCCGGAAAAATGGGTGGAAGATACTTTAAACAATAATTATAAAGAATTATATAAAAACCATTGACACCATATAAGATATATGATATTATGTATATGTAATAAAAAATATCAATCAAGAAGGAGAAAATAAATATTATGAATATTATTGAACATGGAAAACAATTTGAAATTTTTGCAGATGAAATTAAAACTCATAAAGAATTACCATTACAAACTTATAGAGTAAATTTTGACCCAATGAGTGGTTATTCACTAGTTAAGGTAGACAATTTTGATATTACTGAAAAAATTTATGGTAAAAATACAGATAAACTTGATAAAATCATGGATTCTTATAAATTATTTGAGCGCTCTATGGGAATTATCTTGTCTGGAGATAAAGGTATTGGAAAATCATTATTCACTAAACTGTTATCACAAAGAGCACTTAAAGAAGGTTATCCTGTTTTAATTGTGAATAAAGAAACTCCGAATTTATCAGATTTTTTAGATAGTATTGACCAAGAATGCCTAGTGTTATTCGATGAGTTTGAGAAGGTGTTCAGTGAACAAAACAAATTATTAAGTTTATTTGATGGTTATTCAACTAAGAAAAAACTATATGCAATTACAATTAATCATATTTATAAACTTAGTGAATTTATGATTAACAGACCAGGAAGATTTCATTATCATTTTCGTTTTTCATATCCAACTCCTCAAGAAGTTAGAGAATATTTAGAGGATAAAGTTGATAATAAATATGAAGAACAAATTGATAAAGCTGTACTATTATCAAAACGCATGAAATTAAACTATGATTATTTAAGAGCGATTGCTTTTGAGTTAAATACAGGCACAGCTCTAAAAGATGCTCTACAAGACTTAAACATTATAAATACTGATAATGGACAGTCGTACACTTTAACAGCTAAGGTCAAAGGAGACAATAGGGTATATACTGATAAAGTATACTTAAACTTGCTTGATGAAAAAGAAGTTTTTGATGCTACTTTTAGTGTCAAACCAGATAAAGTTGGAAAAGAATTTTACGATTTAGAAGTAGATTCTTTAGAATTGGATTATACAAAACTAGAAGAATTAAATAACGGATTGATTATTAGAAATCCAGAACATAGATTATCAGAAGTTCAGGTAAAAAAGGATTTAATTTCTGATTGGGAAACAATAAACAACGACGTAAAAATTGAATATATTATTATGGAGCCAGCTGTACAAAAAGATGAATATGCAATCAAAGTTTAAATAAGGGGGATATTTTCCCCTTTAAAATTTTAAAAAGGAGCTATTACATTGGAAGATACAAAATTTAAAATGCTTAAATTGCTTGGGTATGTATTTTTAACAATTTTAGAAATTGCGTTTTTCTTTATTATTTTTGGTATTATGTGGTTGATAAATTTATTATTTAAAGTAGATATTAATATTTGGTTGGTTACATTAATTGTTTATACTATAATTATAGTGAGAAACTATATTAGAATTATATTAAACTCAGTGCTTGAAGAAATAAAAAATAACGAGAATTTATAGAAAGGGGAGAGTCTATTATAATTATTGCGTCGCTGGATTACTCGTATGCTAAGTCAGGTATATGCGTAGCAGAAATTAAAGATGGTAAAATACAGATTTTATTGTCTAGATTATTAGTCTCAGATAAGAAGTGTGAACCTATTGAGAGGATTGAAAAACATATAAATGATATATTATCAATTATAGATGAGTATAAACCAGATATTATATGTAAAGAGGGTAGTATTATAGGAAAATCTTCAACTGCCAAAAATGTTCTATATGCTCATGCTATTCTTGAATATATTCTTTATCAGAAAAATATTGATATACAAGATATTCATAATGCAACATTAAAAGCATATTGTAAAAAATATTTAATTAATAAATGTTTTTATACAAAAGAAGAATTAAAACAATTTAATAAAAAAGAAATAGTAGCAGAATTTTTAAAGGCTTATTTTTCAAGTGATATGCCAGAAATATACACTGAAAGAGGTAAATTACTTGATGACGTAGCAGATGCTATTGCTCTCAATGTATACTATTATGAGAACATATATAAAGGATGATAACTTTGGCAAAAATGGATAAAGAGTTAAAATATAAATTACAAAATTTTCCGTTAGTACAATACAACATGCTAGAACATACAGTATTTGATGATTTTTTAAATAAGGCTACACAAGAACAATTACAATTTTGTGAAGACTTTTTTAATGATGATATAGAGATTTTGTTTAACGAAAGTCCAGCAGGTACAGGGAAGACCATGTGTAGCGTTGCATGTGCTTATGCAGATTGGTTAAACAAAGGTAAGAAATTAGTATTTATTATTGCGCCAGTTTCAGAAGATTTAGGTAGTAGACCAGGAAATCAAACAGAAAAAGAAATGGCATATTTTATGGGGTTACATGATGCTATCACAGAGTTAAATATGTTGCCAGAACAAGTTATAACAGAAATGTTATTAATGGATGAAAATCATAAAGAAAATGAGTTAATAGAATGTTGGGTATCTCAAATATCTCATTTATTCTTACGTGGTGGTAACTTGAAAAATGTTACAGTAGTTATAAATGAAGCTCAAAACTTTAAGCGTTCTGAATTAAAAAAAGTATTGACAAGATTACACTCTAATTCTAAGTGTATTGTTGAAGGTAATTATAGACAAATTGATTTAAGACAAAATAGTAAATCTGGATTTGAGCCTTATGTAAACTACTTTAAATCAGAAAATTATCAAGGTGCAGTATACCACCATTTTACAACTAACTTTAGAAGTAGAATAGCACAGTTTGCCGATAATTTTAATTGGAAATAGAAAAAAAGTGTTGACATCTTATATTTATTAATATATAATTAGTATATACTAATAAAGAGGTGTTTAACATGAATTTAAATAAAGCAAAAATAAGATTAGAACATTTTTTAGTAATTAGTGAATACGGTTTTATTGAAAATAATGAGACTGTACTTAATGAAAATGAGTTAACACTATTATATAAGGAAACATTTAAGTTTTTTGAAAATTATTGTATTGAAAAATATAATGATAGTTTATTAAATATAAGAACTAAAAGAAACACCATACATTTAGAACTAAAAAATGGAAAAACAAAGGTAATAAAAAAATAACATAATTATACCACTTGATTTATTAAAAGTTGAGTGGTATAATTTAAAAAATAAAGGAGAATAAAATTATGAAAAAACTATCATACAGTTTTCAAAAAGGTAATTTTTGGAGTAAGTTGTTATGGATTGTTGGAATTACAGCATTATTAATTTTAACTTGGTGTGTAGTAGATAGTGTGATGTTTTTCTTACAAACTGTATTAACATTTTGGGGGTTAATTATCTTAGCACCAATTGTAGCATTAGGGATTATTGCATTTAGTATTGTAAGATATCCTAAAGTACGTGACCGAGATTCTTACAGTAAATTTACACAAAAATATTTATAAAAGGAGATAAAATAATGGTAAATGAAATTAAGGTTGATTTTAATGATTAACGAAATTAATTATAGACAAATATTTAAACAAATTAACGGTGAATTATGGTCTAATATAAAAGATTATCCAGGTTATTGGGTTAATAAAAAAGGAGAAATTTTAGGTAAACAATTAAATATTTACAAACAAGGAAGAAATCACAAAGGATACCCTATAGTTTCTATGTACTATAAAAAAGATAATAATGAATACAAACTAAAAACAAAAGCGGTACATAGAATAGTGGCTGAAACTTTTATATACAACAACAATCCAAAAATAAAGAACCAAGTAAATCACATTGATGGTAATAAAGAAAATAACAAAGTAGAAAATTTAGAGTGGTGTACCAATCAAGAAAATAGAGAACATGCCGTAAACAATGGATTGGTTGCAGATAAAAAAGGAGAAAAACAAAGTATTGCTATACTTAATGATAAACAAGTAATAGATATTTACACAAGCAATAAAAGTAGAATACACATGTCAAAAAAATATAATGTTTCCAAACATACTATTTCTAATATACGTGGAGACAATACATGGACTCATGTAACTAAAAATTTAATAAAAGGTAATTATAAAAATGATAAGTTTTTATCAGAAGATACTGTTAAAGATATATTTATAAGTGATTTATCAAATAAAGAAATATCAGAGAAATATAATATAGATAGAGCTATTGTAAGTAATATAAAAAACGGAAAATCTTACAGAAATATAACAAAAAACATGAATAAGGGTAAAGTTGAAGTTAATAAAAAATCTAAATTAACAGAAGAAGATGTTAAACATATTTATTTGTCTAATAAAACATGTAAGGAATTAGCAAGAGAGTATAATATGAGTGAGTCTGGTATATATTTTATTAAAAGTAATAGAAACTATACTAAAATAACAAAGGAGTTAAGAGAATAAATGGCAAATTTAGTAAAAGAACTACAAGTTTATCATGGTGGGCACATATTAAACGATGCAATGGTGGAGTATAGAAATAAACAGGCAGACCAAATTAATAGTATCATTGGTATTAAATGTTATAATGTATTAGATGATAAATCAATTAATGATAAGTCAAATGCTGTTCAAGAAGGTCTAGCAGAAAGAATTCTTCACAATGATTTTAAAGCTATGCAAGAATCTGATATACTTGTTTTCGATGTATTAAATGAAGGGTTAGGAACTATTGCAGAACTTGGTATTCTTTTAGGTATGAAACACCAAGCAGATAAAACCTTATCATTAATTGAATCTCAAATACACTATGACCACCCAGAATACAATAATGTACATTATATTGCATCTGAATCTAAAAAAATATTAGAGAAACCTGTTCTAATTTACTGTTCAGATATTCGTCAAGGACATGGTAAACCATATAATGACCCAGACAGAGCTGAATTTAGTACGAACCAATTCGTTTATGGTATGATTCTATCATTGACAAATGGAAAAGGGTTTATGTCTTGGGAAGAAGTTAAAGACGAATTAGAAAAATTAGGAAATTAATTATATATTATTGACAATACGTATGCTGATATGATATATTGTATATGTAATAAAAAATAAATCATTAGGAGAGATTATTTATGGCAAAACTTATTTTAGATAATGGAGTAGAATTAGAAGGAACGATTGAAGAAATAAAAGAATTTATTGAGAATAACAAAGATTTAAAAGAATCAAATGTTTTAACCATTTCTGATTATGACAATGTAACTACTAATAACAACTGTGATACTAGTACACAAAATATTAAAGAACATGATGTAGTAGAATTTTTAGATGATTTTGACAGTATTATACCAACACACTTTTTCTTTGCTTTCGACGATAAAAATAATTTTAAGAAAGGCGATAGAGGCTGTGTTATTAATGTAGACGGAGAGTATTTAGTACATGCAGCAGAAAATCTATTTGTCGCAAAATTAGAAGATGTTAGAGATATTGTAAAAGTAGTAGGTAGTATTAGTGATGACAACCCTTTAAATCTTTATGAAGGAGAAAGATATTTCTTATCAAGCTACAAAGGGGAATCAATTGAAAGAGAATTAATCCTAGAAAATATTGACAAAACATCTTATTTGTTTGTTGATGAAGACGATGAAAACGATTCTTATTTAATTAGTTTTTGTTATGTTGAAGAAGGAGATATTAAAGAATTATAATTATATCAATCATTGGTGGAAAATTCCACCTTTGATTTTTATAAAACGCTTGACAAATCATTAGTCATACGATATAATAATATTAGATTAATAAAAAAGGAGAATAATTATTATGAAAATTACAACAACTATTAATGGAAATGAAGTTACGACAGAAGGTACTATTGAAGAAGTATGTGATTTTTTACGAAAAATTAAAGAAGACAACCAAGATGAGCTTGTAAATAAAAAAGAAGATAATGTAGAACAGGAAAAGAATCCTTTAAACTTAGAAGATGATAAGATTTATTATATTAAACCATTAAGAGATGACTCTGATGAGGTTTCTGGAGCTGTAAGACTAAGTATTGATGAAATTAGCTACTTATTCATTGAGGAAGAGACTAGAAATATGGTATTAGTTTATTTTGATGATGTTGACAAAATTAATGAAATTGAGTTTTATGAAGATGATGAATCCGACACTGAATTAAAAATTGAAGATTTAAAAGACGGAACTTACTTTATTGAAGGTAAAATAGAAGACCGATTTGGAGATTTTGTTCATAATGAATATGTTGAATTAACTAATAAAATTGATGAGCATATAGTACGTATTGATGCTAAAGAAGATACACTTCCTGTTGTTTTGACAACTAGTGAATTTGAAGAACAATTAAAAAATGCCAAACTAACTCCGACGTCAGAAGAAACATATGTAAAAAGAGAAAGAAAATTTGAACAAGGAGACCTTGTGGAAGTCCTAGAATCATTTGGTGGGATAGAAGAAGGTGGTTACGGTATTGTTACTGGTCACGGCAAAGAAGATGTTGAATACGTTTATTTAGCAGGGTATGATAAATTCGGCGTATTCTCAAAAGGTTGGGTTCATGCTGCAGATGGATTAAAATTAATCAAAGAATAAAACTTAACTTTTAAAGGGCAGGTTTTCACTTGCCCTAATTTTATAAATAGGAGGAATGTTGTATGCAAAGGAGTCATAATCTAAAAAATTTAAAAGGGAAAGTATTTGGTCGACTTACAGTGATTGAGTTATCAAAAAAGTCAAAACCAGGGAAAATATACTGGGAATGTTTATGTCAATGCGGGAATATTAAAAGCATATCTTCCAATAGTCTCCTCTCTGGAAACACTAAATCATGTGGGTGTTTGAGAAAAGAAATCGTGTCATCTAGTAAATCTACACACAAAAAAAGTTATTCTCCGGAATATAATTGTTATCATCATATGTTGAAAAGATGTTATAATAAAAATAACAATGTATATCAATACTATGGAGCAAGAGGTATAAAAGTCTGTGATAGATGGTTAGAATCTTTTGAAAATTTTTATGAAGACATGGGAGATAGACCATCTTCAAACCATTCTTTAGATAGAATTAACAATGATGGTAATTATGAACCTAGCAACTGTAAATGGTCAACACAAAGTGAACAAGTAATAAATTCTAGACGTATATTAAGTAAATCAGGGTATAGATACATTTATAGTACAGGGAAGGGTTATAGAGTAGAAGTTCTTAGATTGGGTAATAGAAGACAATCTTTAGTTATTAAAGATATAAATGATGCAGTGAGATTAAGAGATGAATGGATTAGTGAATACAAAAAAGACAAAAATAAATGGATTGAAGATACAAAAAATAAAACCTATAAAAGAAAAGTGGGGTAAATAAAACAATGAATACAAGTTTAGTATTAGGAATTATAGTATCTATAATCTTCCTACTATCTTATTTTCCACAGATAAAAACGTTGTTTTCAGTTAAAAATATAAGGGGAGTTTCTAAAGTATTTTGGTTATGTATAGCTTTAGCGACTACAATTACAGCGTCAACGCTTATAGAAGAACAATCTGTTTGGTATGTTATAGTGCCACAATGTATTAATGCAGTGATTGCATTATTGATACTGTTATTAGTGTCATTTAAAAAACATAAAGTATATGGTTTATGGGTATATTTAATGATGTTTGCATTTGCTTCTAGTGTGCTTATATATTGGGTTCCAAATGATATTGTTCAACATTGGTCATCATTTCTAATTGCATTTGCATATTTAGAACAAATCGCACACCTTATGTATAAAAAGACAGCTCAAGGTGTTAACTATTTGCTTTATGTAGGATTTAGCGCTGGATTAGGTATTATGATTATTAATATGAGTGTAACTCATGCGCCTTTAAGTGCTATTATTACAGAATCAGTAAACCTTGTTATGATGGGAATTGCTACGTTGATAACAATTATTTTAAACAAAAAATTAAATTAGACTTTACAGAACTTGTTGAGTATGCTATAATGTACTTAACAAGTTTTTTAGTAGGAGGAAATATTATGAGTTTAATAAAACAAATAGAATTTACAAGAGAATATGAAAATGAATTATTTGAAATTCAATTATCATATGGAATGAGAGATAATAAAGTAAATCATTATTTAATGTTTAAGATGTGGCATGTAACAGATAAAGTAAAAGGAGTAAAACATATAGTTTCACAAGAGGATATTATAGATATAACTTCAAGACCAAATATTTATGAACCAATCGTAGACAGTGAAATTAATAACAAGGATGAAATAAATGGTTTCATAAAAGAAAAAATGAAACAGATTGTTGATTCTGATAAGATTAATAAAGAGTTTATAGAAGTTTTAAAAGAAATGGAGGAACAATAAATTGAACGAACCTTTCCTTATTCACAACCATACAGATGCGAGTAATTTTCGTCTCCTAGATTCAATCAATAAGCCAGAGGATTTATTAGATTATGCTTTAGAACTTGGTTTACCGGGTATAGCTATCACAGACCATGCAACAATTAGTAGTCATATAAGGGCGCATAGGCACATTAAGAACGATCCAGATAAATTTAAAGACTTTACTCTCGGTTATGGTGACGAGTTCTATCTGTTAGATAGAGAAACTGTTAATCATGCAAGAGAAAACAATGAAAAGACAAAATTTTATCATTTCTTAGTTTTAGCCAAGAATCAAAATGGATATGAATTTCTAAAGCGTTTAACAACTAGAGAGTGGCAAAATAGCTTCTTTTTTAGAGGTATGGAAAGAACTCCGACATATTATGATGATTTAACTGAATTGATAAAAGGATATGAAGATGATATTGTTTTCAGCTCGGCATGTGCTGGGTCGCCATTGAGCCAATATATTTTAGATTATCATAAATCAAACTCTAAAGAAGATAAAAAGAAAATACATGAGTTTATTATGTTCTTTATTAATCTAGTAGGCAAAGATAATTTCTATCTTGAATTACAACCAGCAATTAAACATGATAAATCAAATGCTGATGTGAAACAAGAACAACAAATTATAAATGATATGTTATTAAAACTTTGTAAAGTATATGATTTAAAACCTATCGTAACAACAGACGCCCATTATTTACACAAAGACCAAGCCTTTGCTCATAAGGTCTATTTAAACGCCTCTCAGGGTGATAGAGAGGTTGATAGTTTTTATAATACAACATATGTAATGGATAGAGATGAGCTGTTAGAATATTTTGATAAAGAATTATTAGATGAGCTGATTAGAAACACTCATGAGATAATGGATAAATTAGAGCCTATTGAGTTCGAAAAAGAAACACAGGTTCCTAATATTGATATTCCAGAATATACAGATAGGAATTTATTCAAAGATTATCTAAATGATTATGAATATATCAATAAATTTAAACACTCTGAAAGAGATATGGATAGATACTATCTGCACCTTATTGGAGAAGGTATGTTGTCACATAATCAAGAATTTAATAAAGAGCATTTAGATAGAATTGAGATTGAGCTAGAGCAAATATGGGAAATATCAGAAGGATTAGGACAGCCATTATCAAGTTATTTTGTGTTAACACAAGATATTATTGACATGATGTGGAAAGTTAGTTTAGTAGGACCTGCACGTGGTTCAGCTGCATGCTATTATACAAACTATTTGTTAGATATTGTTCAGTTTAATCCATTAGATTATGATTTACCATATTATCGTTTCTTAAGTAAAGAAAGACAGTCATTGCCTGATTAATAATATAGTCGTCTATAATAGTAATATTGTAGATTACGAGGTGTTTAACTCATAATGAGGTGTGGATTACAAATCTGCTAACACTGAAAGTCTAAGTGTTTTTAACATATGATAACGGTGTGCCAACTACTTTTATAGTAGAGGTTCAACGACTATCCATAAGCTAGGGCAATTAATAAATACTAGCACTAGGAGTAGGGCTGTTTGAAATAACAGTAGGTGAAAACCCTTTAAATCGAAAATACACCCATTCTTTATAGAATGAATAAATAGTCTATTCCCTTAAAAATACTAGGAAACTAGGGGTGCTATAAGATTGATATTGATACAGAAGCATCTAAACGTGAAGAAATTATCGAACTTGCTAAACAACGTTATGGTTCAGAAAAGATTCTAAATAGCTGTACTTTTACTACAGAAGGACCTAAGTCGACAGTTATCACAGCAACTAGAGGTTATGGATTAGATGTTGCTGAACAACACAATATAGCCAACTTAATACCATCAGAAGGAGCTGCTTTATGGTCTGTTTCTGACTGTTTTTTTGGAAATGAAAAAAAAGATAGAAAACCTGTTAAAGAATTTATTGAACGTGTAGAGAAGCATGAAGGATTAAAAGAAGTTATGTTATCTATAGAAGGGTTAACTAGCGGTCGTTCTCAACACGCTAGTTCTGTTATCTTCTATCCTCGTTCATTTTTAGATGTAAACGCAATGATGAAAACTACAAAAGGTTTAGAAGTCACTCAATTTAATGCTGATGATGGAATATTTGCAGGGGAGTTGAAGGAAGATTTTCTTTCAATTTCTGCATTAGGTCGTATTAGAGAAGCAATGGATTTATTGTTAGAAAATGGCAAAATAAAATGGCAAGGTACATTAAGAGAAACTTATAATAAATATTTACACCCAGATGTATTAGATTTAACTTCAAAACAAATGTTTAAATTATTATCAGATGGTGAAGTATTTGATGCTTTTCAAATGTCAAGTTTAGTAGCAAGAAATGCTATGAGAAAAATTAAACCTAATACTTTTGACGAGGTAGCTATTACTAACACTATTATTCGTTTACAAACAGAGGGAGAACAGCCAATTGATAAGTTTGTAAGATATAAACAGGATATTAATGAATGGTATCAAGATATGGATAAGTATGGACTAACTAAACATGAACAAGAACTCATGGAAAAACATTTATTGCCAAGAACTGGTATTTGCGACACACAGGAAATCTTGATGAATATTATCATTGACCCTAAAATAGCCGATGGCGGATTAACTTTTGCAAATAAATTTAGAAAATCAGTAGGAAAAAAAGATGAGAAAAAGATTGAAAGTGCTTCTCAAGAGTTTATGAAAATTATGAAAAAAAATGGTCAACGAGAAGAATTTGCTAGATATATACTTGAAGAACAGTTTGCACTTCAATTTTCCTACGCATTTTCACTGCCTCATGTAGTAGCGTATACATTAATACTAATGATTGAAATGAATATCTGTTATTATTATGGTGTAGATACATGGAAAACAAGTTGCCTCAATATTTTGTCTGGGCTTGAAGGTGATTTAGAAAAAGGTACAGATTATGGTGAGGTATCTAAAGCTGTAAATAGTATGTCTGATGATGTTATTACGCCAGATATTAATAAATCAGAGTTGAAATTTATAGCTAAAGACGGGAAGGTATTATATGGATTAAAACCTATAATTGGTTTAGATACAAACACATTAGATGCTATTTTGGAACACAGACCTTTTAAATCATTAAAAAATTACTATGAACGTATGGTTGAAACAAAATTAACATCAGCCAAGAAAACCATCTCATTAATTAAATCTGGTGCTATGGATTCATTAGAAGAATTAGATAGACGTCATATAATGGCTGAATTAGTAAAATTAGAAATACCACAAAAAGAAAAGGTAACAATGTCTCAATTAGATTATTATAGAGATATAATACCAAATAAATATGATAAATTATTGACACTGCATGATTTTAGAAGTAGAATCAAAGGTCGAAATAAAGAACCAATGAATAAAGAAATAGAGCAAGAATTTATTAAAAACTATTCTAAACATGTAGATTACAAGTTCTCAGATAAACTAGAAATAGATATTAAATCATTTGAGAAATATTACAACAAAGAAATAAAACCTTTAAAAGAAGAAATTAAAAAACCACAATACGCCAAAGAATTTACTAAGAAAAAACGACAAGAATATTGGGTAAAAGAATGTCAAGGCACTATTCCAGAATGGGAAATTGATACTATATTATTCAATTCTGATGAATTTGTCATTGATACTAATAAAGTAGCAGAAAAACACGACATATCCGAATTTAAACAACTAAAGAATTTACCTTATTTAAAAACTAATTCACGTGGTTTTAAAGAATATGAAATTAGCGCTATTACTGGAGTAGTTGTTGGATATGTCAATCAAAAGAAACTAGTTTATATATTAACTAAAGATTCTGGTGTAGTTACTGCAAAACTTACTAGACGAATGTATACAAAATACCAAGAAGAGACTGAAAATGAGAAGTCTTGGTGGGAACGTGGTACAAAGCTGGTGTTATTAGGATATAAAAATGGAGAAGCATTTAATGTAAAAGGTAATAATATATATAGGAATCCAGTTATTAAAATAGAAGAATGCAACAAAAATTATATTTATAAATTACAAAAATAATAGTTGACAGATGATTTTTCATCTGTTATACTATTATTAGATTATTAGAAAGGAGAAAATATTATGAAGTTTATTTTTCAAGAAGGAAATCGTAAATTAGATTTGAAGGTGGGAGATTTGGTTAAACACAAGTTATCCAAAAATGATGAACACCACATTATGATGGTAGTTAAACACGCTGATAAATACAACTTGGTTAAATTCCAAAAATATGAACCTAACGAAAAATCTATTGTATTAGCTTTTGACGAGCCTATTGATTTAAGCACTGTATCAGATGACTATGTACTAGTATCTGACACAGAAAATGCTGAATTAAAATTTGATTTCTAAGGAGAAAAATTATTTATGAAGATTAATATAAAAAATGAAAATAACGGGAATTAAAAAATATTTTAACAAAAGATGAATAAAAGGAGATATGATAGTTATGACGAATAAGGATAGTGAAATGATACTGGCATTTAATAAAGAAGCGCTTGAAAAAATTGATTTAATTCAAGATATGTTAAAAGTAGATGTATTAGCACCTACAACTTTAGATGACCATGCTGCAATGATTAATACTTTAAATAATCTATGGGACATTGCTGGAGTTGTTGGTAGACGTGGAGATTTAGAAGAGAACTTTGGCTTTGTGCAACCTATTCCTTCTGTAGTAGTTAAACGTGGCAACGAATACTTTGCATACACAAGACTAGAAGGCAGTGGTGAAGAAAGACTGCATAATATGAGTTCTCTAACATTGGGCGGACATGCTAATGATATAAAATATGCTTGGAATTTTGAGCATCTTATGGCTGTAAATACAGCAAGAGAATTAGAGGAAGAGGTTTATATTCTTGATGAAAGTGGAGAAGAAATTAAAAATCATTATGAGTTATCTAAAGAATTAACTGTATTAGGATTGGGATATACAGATAAAACAGATGTTGATTCTGTACATTTAGCTATTTTCTCTTTATTGGTAATACCAGAAAATTGGGACATTAAAGTAAAAGAGACTGACACACTAAAAGGAAAATTTGAAACTATTGATGAAATCAAAAAAATGAATTTGGAAAATTGGAGTAAAATGGCTCTAAATGTTTTAACATGAGAACACACGGAATGTCAAATACTCCAGAATATAAAGCATGGTTTGAAATGAAAAGAAGATGCTATAATAAAAATAGAAAGGGGTATAAAAATTATGGAGGACGTGGAATTAAAGTCTGTGATAGATGGCTGGAATCATTTGAGAATTTTTATGAGGATATGGGAGACAGACCATCTCCAAACCATTCTTTAGATAGAATAGATGTAAATGGCAACTATGAACCCTCTAATTGTAAATGGTCTGATAGAACAGAGCAAAATTATAATCAGAGATTTCGTG